CCAGAGGCAAACTGCTCAAATACAATCTTTTGGATACTCAATGCTTGTTGAATATTAGCAACCGCTGCATGCAACTCTGCAACCTGTTGCTTTACTGTTTTCTGCTTTGGTTGTCTGAATCCTGGTTTAGCTTCGCTCATCTGTTCTCCTCTGCTTTCTTTTTAGTTCTTTTACAAAATAGTTTAAGTATTTGTACTTCATCTTTTGTGAAACCTTTTTCTAACTCTCCACCAAGGATCACACCAAGTCTTTCTTCTAAATGATTTCTTAAGTCTTGCTCTAGCAAATCATAGATTTCACCTTTTTTCTTAATCAATCGAGATTGCAATACAGAATTGATAGCATTCGCCTTTTCCAATCTATACTTGGCTGCGCCATTGCTGTTGCTCTTTTCTTTACCTGATACCGAATCTTTCTGCGAAGTTCGTGTGGACACAGTTTCACCATTAAGAGTATCATCTCCACTGCTATCACCGCTGTCACTGGAAGATCTTTCCGTAGGGAGAAGTCCAAAATCGGTAAGTTTTTTCCTTGCAAAGCCATTCTTTACCGCCACTTCATCAAACAGTTTTCTAGCATGTCTGAATTGTTTCTCTGTTAAGGGTTCATTATTTTTAACACATCGCTCCCAATGTTTTTTAACATCAGAATCATACATCATAATATGTTGTGCACCGTTTTGATTTTCCATCTCTGTTAGTTCTGTTATTTCATCTCTTTCTAATACAGATTCGCGATCATATACCTGAGGCCACACCAATTCGCCATGAATCGATCTGTCAAAAACTATATCTAAACCAGAGCACCTAACATAGAGTTCCATGATATCTTCAAAATATGAAGGCCCTATGTACCCATCTTCTTTGTATTTTTTATCTGGAGCTGAGAAATGAATAACTTCAAAACCTTTAGATTTATATAGATTAGCAACACTAGTTTTTCCAGTACGATCTAATCCTTCTAAAATTATCCATGACATGAGTATTCCCTTTATTTATTTAAATATATAAAAGGATTATACAAAGATTAATTATCTTCTTTAGGATTTTTGCTCTTATTTATAGGGTTAGCTACGGGTTTTCCACCGATCACTAATGGACTAGATCCAAGACCTTCTTGTTTTGCAATATCCTGAACAGACTGCTGAGCAACAGCATGAGCTTGCGCATTTTTGTTAGCATCCATCTCTGCGTCATGCTTTTCTTGCTCACGTTGATGTTCACCATCTTGACGTCCGCTTTCTTGCTCCTGTGTATCTGATTCGGCTTCTTGTTGTTGCTTCATCATTCTATCTTGAATCTTCTGACGATCTAATGTCATCAACAACTGTTGCCATCCCATGAATGCTGGATCTCCAGGAAAATACTGCAGTTCGCGTCTCTTAGATGCCCCTTTATCTTTAAAGAATATTTCTCTGATTTCACCCTTAGTTAGGTTCTTTTCTACCTGCATCCAGAAGGATTGATTAAGAGGAAGATCGGCGATCTCCATATCTTTAAGTTCTTCTTTTTGACCAGATCTTAAAAGATCATTCATTGAACTGTGAACTGTCATTTCAGCTTGCAACTGCGCAACCTGTGTCTGTGGAGTCTCATCACTATATCCAACAAATTCAAATTTATACTTATTTGATAATTCCTTATCAACTGCTGGGATGATATGTCTATTCATGATGTCTTCAAAGTACATCAATAACGTGAACAACCCTCTTTCTCTAGAATATTCAATTTTTTGCTCAACACTGTTTTGTCCACTCGGTGCTTTACCGGTTCCGCTCACTAAGTAATCAAGACCAACCTCAATTGGATCAATTTGAAATTGAGCACATATTGCACGTAATAGATGATTGTTAAAGTTTATGTATTCCATCTCACGAGCATTACCGGCTAATGGAACCCACTGAACCTCATCAAGGCCAGCTATGATTGGAGTTCTCCATGCATTTTGTGTACCTGAAATAGTGTTGTAATACTGTCTTCTAAAAGAGTGAAGTTGTTGTTGAGTGACTGTTCCCTTAAGATGAAGAACCCCTCTTGCGGCATAACCGTGTGTAAAGAAGTTTGCATTATAATTCTCTACATTTAAGTGATTAGTAATATTAACTATAGCTAACTCTAAAGGAGAATAACAGTATCCTAAAGAATCTGAAAAATTCTGAGGATTAAACAGTGACCAGATCATATCTTCGTCACCAAATTCAGCCAATGTCCGATTGTCGTAAGACACTTGCACATACTTAATATAATCTAGTTTTTCAATATTCTTTATGTGATCTTTAGCGGGATCATTATCTCCAGGTTCATATAGATCACGAACACTTCTCATTTCATCTTCTAGCATTTTACGACTAGCTTGCTTATTAATTAAGTAAATTGACTCGCCCGGTAGAGGGCGGAATCTATGTAGACCACCTCTTCTTGTTTTGATTTTTTCAATTGCTGTGTTTCCAAATGTAAGCGCATCTCGACCTAAGAGTTTCATAAATTCCCCAAATAACATTCTGTCGTCATTTGGAGTATTCTCAACTCGCCCGCAATGATAAATAAAATTTTCTAAATTATGAATTTCTTCGCGCTCTTCATCGGTGGTGTCTTCTTTATCGTTGCGTTTAACAATGCGAAAACCTTCTTTGAATTTATCATGGGAAACCCTAGAAAATCTCAAAAGAGTATCTACTCGCACCTGAATAATAGCTGAAATGAGCCAATCTCTTACAGATACGTCTTTTAGTGTCTTATTAGAAAGACGAGACATTTTATGCCTAAAGACTACTGTATTGCTCATTTGTTGAAAATAAGGATCTTCCAGAATGGCTTTTCTGCCTATTTGATCGTCTGGAGACATATCCCCTTCTTTAATATCAGGCACACGATCTCCTGGTACATCATCAGCCTTAATCAACATTTCATTGATTTCTTGCTGTAAGTCATCGTTATCTTTAAACCAGTCGTCCCAGATTGCCAAATTATCTCCTAATATTGTCTCTATTATACCAAATAACCACTATAAGCAGTTAGTTTAAAATGACCATAAAAAGCCACCATTTCCGCCGAAACCATCGCTGTCGTCATCATCCTCTAATTCACTTATTTTGCCAATTTTACCCAGTTTTGATGTATCAACTTCATCATTGAAGTTCAATCCCTGCTGTTTAGCAAATTCAGAAGGAGTTGGAGTTCTATGGTAATTTCCATTATTTGTCGCTAAGTCACTAGATAGGTAAGACGAATTATCTTCTGACATTATTAATGTACTACTTCCAAATAGTCCCAAGAGTGCATATCTAAAGGCATCAAGCCAGTGATCGAACTCTTTTGCAGTATCCTCAGTGACCAATCCTGCTGCATCTAATTTATAGTGATACATGCTAAATTCTTCAATTATGTGAGTGCATGTCTCTTTAGCAATAAGTAACTTAGTATCCTCTGTGCCTGGAGTCCTTAACCATTTCTTAACGACCTGAACGCCGACATTGATATCCGCTTTCTTTTTATCATTTGCAGCAGGTAAACCTGCTTTCTTCATTTCTACGATGGCACCTTGATCTGCTTGATCGGGAAAATAGAGTTGACATCTATATATGTGGTGCCATTTAGTTTTAATATGATTGATCCACATAGGTTGACTGTATTGGGTCATTCCGTCAGTTCTAACCACATATATATTCTCATGAGGGTCAACGTAAAAATAAACAACAGTGTTTGGGGAGTTAAAACCCCAATCTATACCGGAATAACAAGGAAGACCTAATTCGTTACACTTACTTACAAACAGATCGTGCGTGCATTCACCTGGAAACACTCTACCGGTAAGCCTTTGCCACATAAAGTTCCAATCGTGGACGTGAACCTTATTGTCAAACTCTCTATATACTATCCCTTCTACAGATGGTTTTAGATTCATCAACTGAGCAAGTGCCCAATCAGCTCCTTCTGATTTCACCTTCTTAGCCATATCTGCAATCGGTTTAAGCATAGGAGATGTACCAGTTTGATTCTTTGCATCACCAAGGCATATACTAGCTAGTGGACACGTAATGCAACCAGACCCAGGCATTGTGTATTTAATATACTCTTGTTGCTTTTTCTTATCTTTGTTTTTCCATTTTTCCTCTGTCAATGCAACCATGTCATCTTGAAGTATATACAGATCAACGGGATCTGTTCCAGATCTACTATCAGCACAGCGCTCAGAAAATTCAAAACCTGTCCAACGTCTGACTTCTCTATCTTGCTCTTCGGCGGTTTCAATCTGTTGATTCATTAGTCCATAGCGACTTTTACGTGTAGAAATACCAACTCGCATGAACTGCTTACCGTTCTTGCTATCTAGCATCCCAGATATCTCTTTGAACGCTTTAGCTCCTTCACCCGAGACAGTGTCAATCTCATCAACTAC